GCTTGAAATAGCAACGCAGTTGGTGTCGGGGAGGATTCCGAGGTGAGAAAGAAATTCTACCGCGACATGACGCCGAAAATCGCCCAAGTCATGCGCGATCTGTACTTCGTTGGCAAGCTCAAGCAGCACGAGATCGGCCGCATGTTCGGCAAGGCTCAAGGCCATGTGTCGCGCGTCATCAGCGGGCAAGTGTGGACCTGATGAATACACCCATCGTACAAATCGGCCGGCTCGCGCTGCGCGTCGAAGGCGAGAACTGGAACGCTTATTACGCGCTGCCATACAGCATGAAAGAGCCTGTTTTCCTAGGCTCAATTCGCATGGGCGCGGTCGCAAACAATCCAGAACGCAAGCAGGCTTTCATGTTGATGATGCGCGACATCGTGTCCGACATCATCGAGGAATCCACCGGATTCAGGCCGACTTGGGGCGGGCCGCAATCAGCTCCAGAACATGAACGAAGTGGAGCAGCTTAGATGCAAACAATGGAACGACCTGATGGCTCGCTTTTTCAAGAGCTGTTCACCGACAAGCAAGTCAAGGACGGCACCGTCGCGCGACGGCGCAAGCTTCTCGAAAAAGCCGGCATGACGTTCAAGCGACTGGAGCGCGTAGACACCAGCAGATATCTACCCCACCAGGGCGAACGGGAGATCGCACGTCGCTTGCGGCAGATGGCGAGACGCGAGACGGCCTAATGTCAGCCCCCACCCCAGTCCAATCCCAGCGGGAGCTGTATCCCATGCAGCCTGGGGGGGTTCTGATGAAGCGCGCGATCGTCAACCTTCTGATGTGGCTGTCAGGACGCAGTTGGCAATCGCATGCGCGAGCGGAATTGATAGCGGCACGGTTGCGGCGTTACCGATGGTTTCGTGAAGGCTGACATGGACCAATTACCAGAGCCAATGATTCCAGCCGATGCTGATCTTCGGGATTTTGCATTCACTCCAATTTTTCGCGCGCGCTTGTTCGGATCTTCGTTCCATGCCCGCGCCACTGATGCGGAGTGGCGCGCCGGCGTCACGCTCTGGCTGAAGTCTTGGGATCAGACGCCGGCCGGCAGCTTGCCAAATGACGATGTTGAGCTTTGCCGCCTAGCTGAGTTCGCGAAGGACATCAAGTTATGGAAGAAGGTGAAGTCAGGCGCGCTACATGGTTGGGTTAAATGCAGTGACAGCAGGCTCTATCACAAGGTCGTCGCAGAGGGCGTGAATGAGGCCATTGAGAGAAAGAAGGCGCAGCGTGAGAAAACCGTACGTGCTCGCATTGCTGCGCTTCAAAAGCGTCTGTCAGAAGCCAAGGACATGGAGACTCGTGAACGCATCACAGAAGAAATAAAGCGTCTGTCACAGACGGCGCAATCGCCTGTCACAGACTCTGTCACAGATACAGTAACAGGCGAAGTGATTCCGCTACCACAGAATCCAAGGGATAGGGATAGGGATAGGGATAGGGATAGGGATAACGGAGTAAGAGGCTTGCCAAGGAAAGAGGCATGAGGGAGGCACTACCTAGGCAGGTTGGGATGGCTTTGCCTTTGGCAAGCAATCCGGATTCTGACGCGGGCGCGCGCGAAAATTGGCTGGACGTTTTGCCATCGAAGGCGGACGTTCTGCGGCCCTACCAGCGCGAGCTTTTGGCCAGTACCGCGTTGGCGTTGCGGCAGTTCAAGCGGCTGTGCGTACAGGCGCCGACCGGTGGCGGAAAAACGCACTGCATCGCCGCGATTGTGCTTGCCGCTGTGCATGCGGGCCTGCGGGTGTTGATCCTAGCGACGCGCACCCGGCTGGTCAGCCAATTGCACGACCGGCTGGACGCGTTCGGCGTTCCTCACGGGGTCATGGCGGCGTCGCTGCGCGGCCTGACGCACGGCGGCATGCGGGTGCAGGTGGCGAGCGTGGACACGCTGTACCGGCGCTGCATCGCGGACGCGAAGATGCCGCTGCCGATGGCTGACGTGGTGATTTTCGACGAAGCGCATTTGGCGCTCGGGGCATCGCGCAGGAAGATCCTGGACAGCTACCCAGGCGCATGGATTTTCGGCTTCACGGCGACGCCTGCGAAGACCTCCGGGGCGGCACTTTCGGAGCAGTTCGACAAGCTGATCCTGGGCCCCACGGTGAGCGACCTGATTGCCGCCGGCATGCTGGTCAAGCCGCGAATCTTCAGTCGGCCGGTGGTGACATCGAAGGATCTGCGAGCGGTCGGCACCGACTCGAAAACCGGCGACTTCAAAACCGGAAAACTCTCCGCGCTGATGTCCCGACCGAAGCTGGTGGGCGATGTCGTGACGAACTGGCTGCGCATCGCGAACGGCAAGCGCACGCTGGTGTTTGCCTGCGACAAGGCGCATGGAACGCAGATCGTGACCGAGTTTCGGCAGGCCGGCGTGGCGTGCGAGCAGCTCACCGACCAGGACGACGAGGCTACCCGCGAGGAGGTGATTGGCCGGCTCGAAAACGGCACAACGCAGGTGATCGTGAATTGTTTTCTGCTGTCCTACGGGATCGACATTCCGCGCGTGGAGTGCATCGTGCTGGCGAGGCCAACGCGCTCGGTGGTGCTGTACCTGCAGGCGGTGGGACGCGGCATGCGCCCGGCCAGCGACAAAGACGCGGTGATTGTGATCGATCATGGACGCGTCGTTGAGAATCTCGGGCTGCCAACCTACGACCGTGATTGGTCGCTCGATGGCGCAAACGTCAACGTCGTCGCGCGCGACAAGCTCGCCGAGGCGCGCCAGAGCACCGACGAAAAACCACGGCACTGCAAGGAATGTTCGTGCGTGTGGCTGGTGACCGAAAACGGGAATAGCTGCCCGAACTGTGGCTGGCAATTCGTCGTCAAGGCAAAACCGGTACAGGTCACTCAGGCGGATCTGGGCGAGATCAATGCGCTGATGCCGGTGGACGGTGACATGGAGAAGTTTTACGCCGAGGCGTGCGACTGGTACGCGAATCGCTGGCCGGATCGGTGGCAGGCGAAGCAGAACAGCGGGCGGTTCTGGGCGTGGTCGCAAACGCGAACTAAGTTCAAGCGGCCGGAAGATGAGCGTATTCCGTCGCGCTTCTGGGGACTGCCGATTCAGCAAGCGTCGCCAGCTACCGCAGGTTGGCTCAAGGCGCAAATCATTCGCTGGGCGAAGCGCCGCAATCAGGACTCGAAGCCCGCGCCGCCGATCATCGATCAGCCGGTAAGTGACACCGAACAATTTTGGCGCGACGAATTGAGGGCAACCGCGTGATGGGCTTAGACGCGCATGCGATACATGCAGCACTTGGCGCCGAGGGATGGCGCCAGGTATTGATCTCCGCCGGGATCGACAAAAAGCACCTCACGAACAAGCACGGTCCGTGCCCGGCGTGTGGCGGCAAGGATCGATTCCGGTTCGATAACAAGAACGGCCGCGGCGATTTCATCTGCAACCAGTGCGGCGCCGGTGATGGGTTCAGGCTGATCATGAATGCGCATCGCGTGAGCTTTGTAGAGGCGCGAGCTATTGCGATCGATCACGGGAAGCTGGCTGGTTCTGCCTATCGCGAATCACGTCCCACATCCGCGTATACGCAACCTGTTGAGATCGCGAAGCCGACGAATCGCGTGCTCGCCCTACTTCGAGAAAGCTGCGCCGTCGAAGACTGTGACGCTGCGATTATCTATCTGCGCAGTCGGGGATTGTGGCCTCTCCCAAAAGGGCATGGGCTCAAGGCTCATCCATCGGTTGAGTATTGGCAGGACAGTCAAAGCATCGGCCGCTATCCGGCGCTCGTTGCCGGAGTTCGGGACATGTGCGGCGAACTGGTGACCGTGCATGTGACGTACCTGCAAGAGACTGGCGAGAAACTGCAGGGGTTCGAGCCGCGCAAGTTGCTCTCTGGAATGTCCGGGCGTGAAGGCTGTGCAGTTCCGTTGATGCGCATGGGGGGCGATGCACTTGGCATCGCCGAAGGCATCGAGACTGCACTAGCTGCGGCGACCATGCACGGCATGCCGGTGTGGGCGGCGCTGAATACCTCGCTGCTGCAGAAGTTCGAGCCGCCAGAGAAAATCAACAAGCTGGTGATCTTTGCGGATCGAGATGTCGCCGGCCTGGATGCCGCAGCGAAGCTCATGCAGCGACTGCAGGAGAAAGTCAGGCTGGAGATCCGCACGCCGCAGGTCAAGGACTGGAACGATGCGCTGATGGGTGCCGCATGACGCACATGACCTGGCACAACGACACGCACGACGGCCGTGCTGTGAGCGATCAAGGTTATGTGCTCACCTGGAATTACAACCCACACGGACCGTATTTCAACGGCTGGGCGAAGCGTGAGGACGGCCAGCGGCGGGGTAAGCACATATCGGCTGGGTATTCGCGCTCCGATGTCGAGCACGCCTGTGATGTACATTTTTCGAACAAGTCACGGGGAACATTGCCAGCGGAAGTACGCGCATGAAGCACGGCCGCCGTGATGGAAATCACCAAGCCGTCGTGAGGTGGTATCGCGATCTGGGCTGCTATGTCGCCGACACCGCGGATCTCGGACTTGGGCTTCCCGATTTGTTCGTGGGCGCGGCAGGTGTAACGGACGCTGTCGAGGTGAAGTCAGAGGACGGCAAGCTCACGCCGCTGCAACAGACTTTCGTGCAAGCGTGGCGTGGAAGCGCGGTCGCGATTGTGCGCACGCAGAACGATGTGATTAATCACGTAACGAACATGCGCCGACGAGCGCGCGAGGTAGCGGCATGAGCGAACGAGACTGGAGCAAGCGCATCGGTGACCGTAACTCTTGGCGCGAAGCACGCCCCGCCTTCCTGCTGCTCGTCCTGAGCGCGCTGTGCTTCTGGGCGGCGATAGTCCAGGCCGCGACGATCACCGTGACCTGCACGCCACCGACAACGAACACCGATGGCTCAGCGATCACTACGGCGCTAACGTACAAAGCCTATTGGGGGACTTCCGCTGCGAGCCTGCCAAACTCATCAGCTCTCGCCGGGCCTGGCTGTAAAGGCTCCGTAATGGTCCCTGACGCACCCGCCGGCCAGTCTGTGACGTATCACCTCGCCGTCACGGCCATTGCAGTCGGTCAGGAATCCGTCAAGTCAAACATTGCGACCAAGACGTTCTCGACGCCGCTGCCAACACCCAATCCACCCATCCTGCTCACTGAGGGCGGCCTGGTGTGGCAGGCATCGCCGAACTATACGAATTTCTCGTGGAAGCTAGGCGCTCAGGTGGGCAGCATAGCGCCGGGCATCAAGTGCGACGTGAATCGCAGGATCGGGGAGAGTCACTACCGAGTGACGGGGCCGATCGTGTGGGCGGCTGGCAAGAAAGACTACGTAGTTGCGCGGTGCGCGCAGTCATGAATAAAAATCCCTGGGAGTGGGAGGATCGCATCGACTGCTACGGCGCGTACATCCTATGCATGATCGGCATAGCGGCGGCCGGTTGTGCCTTGGTGGATGTCTTATCGCACGTAGTTGCGAAGTGCGTGCAGTCATGACAACCCATCGCTGCCGCCGCCGCACCTCAGATCGCTACATCCGAGAGCGCCTCGCCATGATCGAGGGCCTATCCTGGTGGGACACGATAACCGTCATCGTTCAGTACATGCGCAAGGAGCAGCAGGCTTACATTGACACGTCGAATTGCTTGAGGGCCAGGCACCGCGAATGTCACTGATCTACGCCAAGATCCGCCTGGCCGAATGGGGGCAGTGGAGCCGGGACAAGTCGCTGGGCTATCCGCGCACCGCCGCGGGATTTGGCAGTGTGGGTCGGTCGCAGGAGGTATTGGCGCAATGGCCGGCCCATGTTGAACTGGTCGATGTGATCGTCAGGCAGATGCAGGATATCGATGTCCGTACCGCAGTGATTGTCACCTA